CAGCCATCAATTATTTCAATTATTAATGAACATATGGCTAATGGTATCTTTGATAAAGTAAATGCAGTTCTGCAACAAGAAAAAACTTTAGGCAAGCTAGTAGGAGTTCCAGATGTAGATGCTTATAGGCAAGTTGCTGAACATATGAATAATCAAGGACTATTTGATACTCCGAATAAGACATCTAAAGTATCAAATAAATCTGTACCTAAACAAGCTGATGTTGATCGTGATAAAAAACGAAAGGCCGCAGCACCAGTTAAACAAACATCTTCTAATACAGCCCCTCCAGAAAGTGAGTTTTTAGGATTATCGGATGCGGATTTTATGAAGAAGTATGCTTAGCTGTTAATTATAATGACTACGCAATAGGATAATATCATGGCTAATGAAAATATGTATAACGCCCCAGCTAGCACGGCTAGTGGGACTGGATCAGACATCGGCGCACAGGCACGTACCGATTACTACTTTAAGAAAGCCCTTATTTCTGTACGGGATAAGCAGTATTTCACGCCTTTGGCTGATGTACGTGCAATGCCTAAGAATATGGGTAAAAAGATTAAGCAAGATGTATACGTTCCATTACTGGATGTACTAAATACAGGCGATCAGGGAATCAATGCTGCAGGTACGGCATTAGCAGTTACTACGTGGTCTGCTTGGAACGCTGCTGGCGTACTGCAAAGTTCTAATGCTGCAGATAGAGCTGCTGCTGTAACCGCTGCTGGTGCTCTTGGTGAGATTGGATTGAATGATCAGAACTTGTACGGATCTTCTAAAGATACCGGTACGATTAAGTCTAAAATCCCAACCCTCCGTGAAAATGGTGGACGAGTTAACCGAGTTGGTTTTACCCGTACACAGATTGAAGGTGAATTGCTCAAACGTGGTTTTTTTACTGAGTATACTCAAGAATCACTGGATTTCGATTCTGATGCAGACTTGCTATCACACATCACTGAGGAAGCACTTGTTGGTGCCAATGAGCTGACTGAAGCGGAGCTTCAGGCAGATCTTATTACTACAGCTACTGGTACAGGTACTTCTTATTACTGCTCTACTGCTCCTACTGGTGCTGCTCTTGCTGGCTCTGGAAATGCTGCAACTAGAACAGCAATGAAGCTAGCTGTTGATGAAGTTGTTACGTATACGGACTTGATGAATCTTTCGATTGCTTTGGATAACAATAAGACTCCTAAGCAAACAAAGGTTATTTCTGGGTCTAGAATGGTTGATACCAAAACCATTAATGGTGGACGTATCATGTATGTAGGTTCTGAACTGATTCCAGTACTGCGAGCTATGACGGACCTGCATAGTGCAGCTGCTTTTGTATCTGTTGAGAAGTACGCTGATTCTGGCAATATTATGAATGGCGAAATTGGATCTATTGATCAGTTCCGCATTGTTGTAGTACCAGAAATGCAGTTTACCGAAAATGGAGGTGCTTCTGCTTCTGATACTGCAGGTACTGGTGATAATGGCGCAGACATCTATCCAATGCTGGTTGTTGGAGATGGTGCTTTTACGACTATCGGTTTTCAGACTGATGGTAAGAGTGTTAAATTTTCCATCAACCATAAGAAGCCAGGTATGGAAATCGCTTCTTTGGATGATCCGTATGGTGAAGTAGGATTCTACTCTATCAAATGGTATTATGGCTTTATGGCACTTCGCCCAGAACGTCTTGGCATTATTTGGACTGCTTTGGCAGCTGTATAGTTTAATGTTTACCTGTCACCCAAGGGCGTTAGCCCTTGGGGGACTATCTTAACTAAGGAGGAATTATGCAAGTAGTAACACCCATTAAGGAAATGACAGAAGAAGAGATTAAAAAAGAACTCAAAGAGTTCGGAGTTCAGGTGCATCATAAAACTGGTATAGCTAAGTTGTCTGAATTGTTGGCAGATGTACGTAAAGACCCAGCATCAGTAACTCAAGATGTACCTGCTGAAACTGCAGTTAAAGATCGTCCTTATCAAGATGGGTTAGCAGATGCAAGTAGTGCAGCTGTAGAAGCAGCCTCAAAACATTTTAAGCTAACTCCAGAGCAATCATCTATGAAGCTTGTTCGAATTGTTGTTACTCCGAATGATCCCCTCATGTCTGCATACCCAGGACTTATATTTACTGTAGGAGCTTCTGGAATTAATAAAGGACAAATGGTTAAGAAGTTTGTTCCATTTAATAATGAAGAAGGCTGGCATGTTCCTAATATTATCCTACAACAAATTGAACACGCTGAAATGCAGAAATTTAAAACAGTTACTATGCCTAATGGCGAGAAAGTCTTAGAGCCATACATAACTAAAAAGTTTAATGTACGCATTTTAGATCCTTTGACACCAGAGGAAATGGATAGACTTACTGCGTCTCAAGCAGCCAATCCTTCCTTCCATATAGGGGAATAACTAATGGCTCTCACTATTGCCGATTTAACTGCTAGTGTTGCTACAAGTGACATGAATGTAGTAACAGGAACAGGTGTATTCGATGACATGATGGAAACTGTGAATGCACATATGGCTGCCCAGTTTAATTTAGGTCGGATTACTGGTAGTGATTACGCAACAGTATATCTAACAGCTATGCAAGCCACTGTACAGCAGGCTGTAGCATTCACAATTGGGATTCAAAAAGGCAATGCAGAGGAATCTTTGTTACTTCAAAAAGAAGTTACTGAATTTTCTCAAACTGAGCAATCAACAAAAGTTGCTCCAAGTACTACTAGTGTAATTGGTAGAGCAAATAATTTATCTTCAGAACAGGCTAAAGGGTTTAAATGGAATGCCGATCAGAAATATCTTAAAACTCTATTAGATGCATGGGCGGTTAATATCTCTACAGCGGGTGTAGCCTCTACCGGGGTGACAGCTCTAAATATAACTGGTACGGGGAATATTAATACCCAGATTACTAATGCTGAACCGGCTGGGTAATCTCTAATGGGATTTATTGCCAGTGCTGTAAGTGCGATAATTGATGTTGTTGTTGATATTGTTGTAGGGATTGTTGAAGCAGTTATACAAATAGTAGAAGTAGTTATTCAATTAATTATGGTGCTCCTCGGTTTTGATGGAGGTAGCACCCAAATTATTGAATATTTTGAAGTTCGTAATTATCCCCTCTTTAATGATGTAGATAATAAAAATCCTATCCAACAATCGGTTCTTCAATCGATTTTGAATAATACAAGTCTTTCTAGTAATTTAATTTATAATCTTACATTTCGAAGCCTAAAAGGAAATGTAAAAGAATTTATTAATTTTATCGAGCAGGGGAACTACTTTGAAGGGTTTCCTACGGTAGATTCATATATTCTAATTATTAATTATACAGAATTGAATGCAGCATTAGTGACTCTTACTGGTGAAGCATGTACGCCAGAAGCTTCAGCGTTAAAGGCCTTATCTCAATCTGATTGGATTAAGTATTGGTTACAGGAGAATAAAGAGTACAACGTAGGAACTAATATGATAGGAGAGCAATTCTCCTCAACGGCAACCACTCCTATCACTCCTTCTGCAGATGTAGTTAATGTTATCCCATCCCTAAATCACTTCGATATTAACATAACTGGTGAACTAGCAACTGAGGATTCAGTTGTTGTAGATGAACGATGGCAAGTTGATCTTAATACAGTTATCTATAATGCAGCCCCAAATAATTACACAGTTGAAGTCTACAATGCCGGAGGTATTACACGAACTCTACCGTATACAGTTCCTGGTAGGCAAATGCAATTGCACTATGTATCAGAGTATTATAAAAATAGCCTCCCTTCTAGAAAGTACCTGTTTGTATATAAAGTAGGAACGGGGACCTACCCAGATCTAGACATAATAGAAACCCCTATTAACATGGATAATACAGTATTACAGGCTATTCCTGCTGTTCCATTGAGGGTTAGTAACGCAAATTACACTACATTTGGAGCTACTAAGCAGGCCCAAATAGAGGATCTATTAGCTGTTCTTAATCTGGATGCTGATGAGATTATTAGTGGGGTACTGAATGACCCTGGAGCAGCACCAGGAGATATAGATAATGTATATGTGAATTTTGGTGTACGTATGTGGGATGATTCGCAAGCAGGCATGTCTTACTTATTTAGAATGTTTGAAAATCTATTTCCTGCCCAAGGAAGTACTCAAGGAGATTATAATAATACAGGATCAGCAGATACTAAACCTACCAATAATATACGTACAACAACAGAGGATAATGACGCAGCATTTCAATTTAATTATATAACCTACACTCACACGTCACTAGCTGACATTCTTGCTGATAGTGGCAGTACTGAGAATGGTATATATTACTCTGATCTGTCTAAGTTCGATTTTGCAGGTACTTTAGTGTACCCCTACTATAATTCATCAGGTAAGGGTACATATAATGTTGGGTATGTAGCAGATACATTAGCCGAAGTACAAGACTTTCTAGATGGCAATGGTGTAGTAAACCCAGGTACTACTACAACAGAAGCCGCTAATTGGTTACAGGTTACTGAACGCCTTTCTTATAATAATACAACTCCTGTACTAGAAGAATCTACTGGAACTGTAAGTACATTATTATATCTAACTCCAGATGGGGTGTATGAAAATAACGGATCAGGAGTACTGAGGTACGTTCAACAAGCTTCTGAGGAGACTACTTCAGGGCAATCAATTACGTACTATTACATTAGGCCTAGTGGATTAGATGCGTACACTGTAGCTGCTCCTATCGGAGCTCTGCGAGTAGTAGATGGGGAAAGCGGTAAGTTTAAAACTGTTAAGTTTAATTTAGGGGATAAGGGGGATCTGATGGTTCCTTTTATTTACACATTTGTTAAGGATCTATCTCATACGCAAGTAGCTAAACTATTCTTAGCAGGAGCGCATGTATCGATTTACATAGCTCATTACGAAGTAATCGTACATGCAGGCATGAGTTTCTTTACAGCTCTTGTGATGATTATTATTATTGCTGTAATTATCTATTTTACTTTTACATTTGATGGAGGTAAGACAGCAACTACCTTTTTTGCCAAGCTAGTAGCTGCTAAAACAATAGGAGCAGTTGTATCTCTGATCTTAACTAAATTAGCAACATACGCGTTTAAATTTGTAGTTCAGATGATAGTTCAAGAAATAATTGTAGCGATAGCAGGAGAAAATTCTGAATTAGCA